CTCATCACGAACCGCGTGACGACTCCAGGCGGACGCATTGAGGACCGCTCGGTCCTGGTACAGGTGCGACAACTATGAACCACACCCTGATCACGGCTCCGACGGGTGAGCCGGTAACGGTCGAAGAGGCGCGCTCACATTGCCGCATCGACGGCAACCAGGACGACGAAATTCTCTTCGCACTCACGAAGGCCGCGCGCGAATACGCCGAGGCCTACACCGGGCGCTCGTTCGTAAATACGACCTGGGAACTCCAGGTCGATCAGTTCCCGCTCTACTTTCAGATCCCGAAGGCGCCGCTCGTAAGCGTGACCTCGATCATCTACATCGACGTCCAGGGAAACACGCAGACGCTCGCAGCGAACACCTACCAGGTCGTCAACGACGCGGGCCCGTTCGCGCAACCTGGGAAGATCTTCCAGGCCTATAACCAGACCTGGCCGAGCTCTCGAGGTCACATCAACGACGTCCGCATCCGCTACGTCGCGGGCTACGGTGCGCCGACGGATGTGCCGCCAGCGATCAAGGCGGCGATCAAGCTGATGATCGCGCACCTCTACGAGAACCGCGAAGCGACGCTCACCGGGACGATCGTCACCGAGTTTCCGCTCGGATTCACCGCGCTCCTGTCACCCTTCAAGGTGTTCTAATGCAGGCCGGGCGCCTTCGACATCGGGTCACCGTTCAGCGGGCGACCGACGCGATCGACCAGTACGGAGACCAGACGCCGACCTGGACGGCGCTCGGTACGGTCTGGGCGTCTGTCGAACCGCTCAACGGTCGCGAGTATTTCGCCGCCGCGCAGATGCAGAGCGAGATCTCGACGCGCATCGTCATCCGTCCGATCTCTGGCGTGACGCTCACGCCGAAGGATCGCGTCAAGTTTGGCTCGCGCTACTTCGACATCCAGTCGGTGATCAATCGCGACGAGCGCAACCGCGAGCTCCAGCTACTCTGCGTCGAGCGATTTACCTGATGGCAATCATCACGGATTTTCGCATTGAGGGATTGAAGGAGATCGAGGCGCGACTGACCGAGCTCGATGCTTTGGCCGGTAAGCGGCTCCTTACTCGAGCAACCCGTCGCTCGCTGATTAAGCTCGAGCGCCAGGCAACCTCGAACGCGGAAAGCTTCGCTCGATCGGGCGCGCTCGCCGAGTCGGTTCGAATTGTCACAGTCAAGCCTCGAGGGACAAACGTCGTCGAGGTCCAGGTCGGGCCGAAGAAGTCAGACAAGAAAGCGAAGGCGCTGCATAACGTCTACTACGACAGAAAGCGGAAAGGGATTTTCTACGGTCACCTGATCGAGTTCGGTCACCGTGTCGGAACTCGCTCGACCGGATGGCTCCGCAAGGGGAACAAGACAAAAGGGAAGGGCGGCTCTAGCTCGGGCCAGGTTCCGGCGCGTCCCTGGTTTACTCCGGCCTGGAACGCAACCCGCACCGACATCATCCCGGAGTTTCAACGCATCCTCGCGCAGGGGCTCTCACGCCTCGAGCGTCGAATGCAAAAAAAGGCCGCAGACGCAGAGGGGCTCGTCGATTCGTGAGTATCGAGAACGCAATCATCGCGAAGGTCTCCGCGCTGAACACCGGCGCCGGGTCTCGCGTCTACCGTGAGATCATCGTCCAGGAGCCGCAGCTCCCCGCCATCGCGGTCAGTCGCACAAGCGGACAGGGCATGGCTCGCACCCTGGGAAACAACCCGCTCCTACAGCGCGCGATTCTCCGAATCGAGACCGTCGGCGAAACAATGGCGCAAGTGTCGCCGGTCGCCGAGGCGATCCGCGCAGGACTCGACGGGTGGTCTGGGACACAGAGCGGAGTCACGGTCCTAATGTCCAGGCTCTCGCAGCAGCAGGAGCAAGCGGACGCAATGGGTGATCGCACGATGCGAATCGTTCAACAAGATTTCGAGTTCGTCTTTCGATAGTTGGGTTAGCTACCGCAGATAGTTCGGCGCCTTCGGGCGCCGTTTTTTTTTAACAACGACCGCCTCTGGCGGTTTTTTTTGGAGTAATCAAAATGCCTGCAAACATTTCGACCGGCACCTTGTTTAAGGTCGGCAACGCCGCCTCACCGGAAACCTTCGCGACCATTGCCCAGGTGCAAGAGATCAAGTGGAGCGGATACGCTCGCAAGATCGTCGACACCTACACGATGGGCTCGTCCTACCCGACGCGCCTGATGAGCTCGCACGATCCGCAGAATGTGGAGCTGAAGCTCCTCTTCGATCCGGCCGACAACGCTCACGAAGCGATGCGGACGAAGCTCGTCGCGGGAACGCTGTCGAACTATCAGATCATCCTCCCGGATGCGAGCGCCTATCAGGTGCAGTTCGGCGGCTATATCACGAAGTTCGAAATCGACGCGCTGACGGCTGAAGGCGCCGAGATCGTGGCGAACGTGACGATCGAGCTAACCGCTCTGCCGACGGTGACTCCGTAATGAGTCGCGACCTACTGAAGGCGCAGATCGTCGACACCTTCCGACGCGCATCGGTGCGCCAGGTTGAGGTCGGCGGTCTGAAGCTCTACGTCCGCGGATTAACGGGCGGCGAGCGCATCCAACTTCAGCAGATGGCGGCGGAAGCGCAGAAGGGCGGCGAACCGTTGGCCGACTTTAAGGTCGCGGTCCTCGGTCTCTGTGACGAGAGCGGAGCGCGCCTGTTCGAGGATGCGAAGGATCTCGCAAACCTCGACGGCGCCGTTCTCGCCGAGATCTCGAAGCACATCATCGAGGCCTCGGGTCTCGGAGAAGCTGCGAGGGAAATCGCCGCAAAAAACTAGCGAGCGAGTCGGAACTTCTGATGTGGTTCCGGCTCGCGGCGCAGTTTGGACGGCCGGTCGGTGAGCTCATGGAAAGCATGAGCTCTGCCGAGTTTACCTACTGGCTCGCCTTCTACTCGATGGAGCCTTTCGGCTACGAGATCGAGAGCTGGCGCGCAGGAATGCTTGCCGCGGCGACGGCGAACACAGCAGGCACGAAGAAGGGCGGCAAGCCTTTCGTCCCGTCCGACTTTATCCCTACAAAGAAGCAGGCACCTCGAGGTCAAGAGATCTCGGAGCAGCGCCGCATTCTCGAGGCAATGGTGAAGCATGGCTGATATAGGCACCCTAGTCGTCAAAATGGCGGCGGACTCGGCGCAGATGCGCTCCGAGATCGACAAGATGCAGCGCCAGATGAAAACGTCCGGCGATGCTGTCGCGGCGCTGAATAAGTCGCTGAAGATGGTCGGCGGTGCGGTCCTCGCGGCGTTCAGCGTCGGCCAGGTGGTCGCCTTTGCGGGGCGCTGCATCGAGGCAGCGGACGCACTCCAGGACATGAGCGACAAGCTCGGGATGTCCGCGGCGCAGCTAAACCTCCTACAGCTTGCGGCAACGCAGTCGGGCGGCTCGGTCGACGGCGTCAATACGGCGCTGACCAAGATGTCATCGACGCTCGGCGATGCAGTCAACGGTCAAAAGGAAGCCTCGAAGGCCTTCGCCTCGCTGAACCTCAACGCCGCCGAGCTTGCACAGCTCGCGCCCGACCAGGCCTTCATTCGGATTTCGGATGCGCTTGCGGGAATCGAGAACCCGTACCAACGCGCCGCCGCTGCCCAGGACATCTTCGGCAAGGGTGCGAAGGACATCGCGGGCCTTTTAGCCGAGGGCAGCTCGGGCATCAATGAAGTCGGCGTTCGCCTCGAGGAGATGGGTGCAAAGCTGACCGACCTCGACATCTCGCGCATCGCGCAGATGAAGGATGAGGCCGCGTTTGTCGGGACCGCATTCCAAAACCTTGCGACCGTGATGATCTCGAATGCATCACCCGCGATGGGTGTCCTCCTCGATAGCTTCTCGAATCTGATGAAGACATTTGGAGGCGCCGACCAGGCGGGCCGCTACTTCGGCATAACCGTCGTCGCGCTGATCAAGGCCGTCGAGGCGCTCGCGCAGACGGTGATTGCGGTGTTCGAGCACATCCGCGGAGTTTTGATCGGTATCGGCGCCGGGGCGCTTGACATTGTCGGGATCTTTTCCGACGGCGCTCAACAGATGGCGAACGCTTGGACCGCATCCGCAAATAGCGCACTTGCGAATTCCGAGCGAGCCGCAGGCGCCGCTCTCCAGGCCGGGCGTGACGTCTTCAATGCCGCGACAATCTTCGACGAGAAAGCGCGGAAGATGGAAGAGCGAGCCGCCGCTGCCGCCGCGAAAATCACCAGCGTCGTCGGACCGACAGGACCGGGTGAGAAGACCGCTGCCGAGCGTCGCATGGAAGGCGTCGACGGTCGACAGCAAGGCCTCGACCTCACGAGCATGATGACCGATCAGCAGATGATCGAGGCGCTCAAGGTTCAACACTACGGAAACCTCGAGACCTTGCAGTCGGATCACATTCAACGGGTGGTCGATCAAGCGGCCTGGCAGTACAGCACGATGGGGCAGCTCGCGCAGCTCTTCGGTATCGAATACCAAGACCTACAAACGCAGCAGTACGACAAAGAAATGACTTTGCGCGAGTCGTTGTTCTCTGCGGGAACTTCGATTATGGGTGCGCTCTTCGCATCCGACAAAAAGTTCGCGATTGCCCAGGCGCTCATCTCGACCTACGCGGGCGCCGCTCGGGCATACAAGGACGTCCCGTATCCGGCAAACATCGCGGCCGTCGCGAGCATCATCGCGTCCGGTTTGAAGCAAGTCGCGCAGATTCGCAAGACGCAGCCCGGCAGCTCTTCGGGTGGCTCTGCGGGGAGCGCTGGGGTGAGCAGCTCCGCGGCAATGCCGCGCGAGACACCGGGCCTGCAACAGCAGCAACCCTCGCGAATCGCCCAGGTCGTCGTCCAGGGCAGCGTCTTTTCGAGCCGAGAGACCGCCGACTGGCTGATCGGTCAGCTCTCCGAGGCGATCAATGATCGCGACGTCGTCTTTATCAACGGCAACAGCAGACAAGCCGGACTCATCGGGGGCACCTAATGACCGCAGTCGTCTACACCGCAAAGCGTTCCGTCATCGCCGGGCATAGCTCCGGCGATCAGTATTCGCTAAATCTCCGCGTCATTGAGGCCGGTCTCGCGATCGGGCGCAAGGTTGGCTCCGAGGTTCAGCGGACGCTATCTGACAAGACCGAGACGCTCTATTACTACGGGAAGATGACCTGGTCAGTCTCCGCAATGGTGACAAGCTCGAGCGAGCTCGCCGCGCTCCAGGAGTTCCTGCATTCCGTCGAGGCCCAGGAGAGCTTCACGTTCTCACCGTATGGCACCGTCGCGTCGCTCGGCACGACTTACACCGTGCGCCGTGTTCAGGCGAACTACTCCCTCGAGCGGCAAGACGGGACCGGCAGCTCGCCGAGCGAGGATGCGATGCGCGTCACCTTTGACCTCGAGGAGGCCTGATGCGTACCGACGGCGAAGTCTTCAACGTACTCAATACGTCCTCGGTTAAAGAGCCGCGGTTCGTAGTCAAGATCGAGTACCCCGTCGATTCGATCTACATCACCTCGCACAGCGGTATCGCCGACGTGCCTGGAACCGTCCTGCAAGGCGCGCTCCAGGAACCGTCCATCGTCTCGCAGCGATTGAACCCGATCGAGGGCCGCAGCGAGATCGGCTCCGCATCGTTCTCCGTCGTCGACGTCGGTGCGGAGTTCACGACAGAGATCCGCGAACGACTCAACGATGACGTCGGTCTCCGTCAGCGCCAGGTGCGCTTCTACCTGGGCTACGCCGGGCTCTCGTTCAACGACTTCGTCATGGTCGGAACGCAACAGGTCACCCAGGCGGCCTACGACCGCGGGCGCTACTCGATCTCCTGCGCGGACGTTCAGCGCTCCGCAAAGAAGGACATCTTTTCGCTTGCCGAGACAACCCTCGCGCAGTCTTTAAGCGCGACGGACACGACCGTCTACGTCAGCTCGACGAGCGGCTTCGCGACTGTGTATCACGGCTCCAGCTATTCGGACGCCGCGAACTCGACCGTCGGCTACATCAAGATCCGCGACGAGGTCATCCGCTACACCGGCAAGACCGCGACAACTTTCACCGGGTGCACTCGTGGCGTCCTCGGGACGATCGCGAGCAAGTACGACGTCGACGCCGCAACACCATCCGCGCGTCGCGAGAAGGTCTCGGAGCACGTCTACCTCGAGCTCCCGGCCGTCAAGCTCGCCTATGCCATCCTCACCGGCACTCTCTACGGCGACAACGCAACTCTCCCGTCGACCTGGCATCTCGGAATCAGCGCGGCTCTGATCCGTCTCGCGGACTACACCGGCATCGGCTCGGATATATGGGACGGCGCGGACCAAGGCGTCATCGTTCGATTTGAAGGTCTAAAGAAAACCGACGGCAAGAAGTTCCTCGAGGAGGAAATCTGTCGCCTGCTCGGGATGTTCATGCCGGTCTATGCCGACGGCGCGCTCGGGCTCAAGCGAGCGGCGCGCGTTCTATCGGACGCGGGAACCGTCGCAACGCTCGACGAATCGAACTCGATCCAGGTCGGCGAGCTCACGCACGACATGGAAGACGTCCACAATGTCTTCCGCATCTCCTGGAACTGGACCGGCTCCGACTACTCCCGCACGACCTCGCTGATCGACGCGACGTCCGTCGCTATTCACGGCCGTGCGGACCCTCTCGATCTCAAGTTCAAGGGACTCTACGGCGGACGCGCGACCGACTCGCTGCTCTTTCAGCTTGTCGATTCTCTGCGTGATCGCTACGCCTCACCGCCCGAGCGGATGTCCGTCACGGTCGTCCATTCGCTGAACAAGCTCGAGGTCGGTGACGTCGTCCGCGTGAAGTTCGCGAGCGTCCGCGACTTCTCCGGGACTGGCTCGAGCATCGACCGCGCGTTCGAGATCCAAAATATCTCCGTCAATCACCGCACCGGCCAGGTGCAGCTCGAGCTCTTCGGCTCGACCTCTCCGGCCTCCGCGCTCTCGCCGACGACGGCGACGACCGCACTCCCGGACGCCTTCTACACCGCAACCGGAACGCCGCTCTCGAGCGTCGCAACGATCACCGCAGGCGTGATGGCTGTCGGAACCTATTCGCTCGCAGGCGGCGCCGACATGACGGCCGCGGGTTCGATCTGGTATCACAACGGCGACCTCACGATCCCGCAAGGGTGCACGATCAATGTCAGCGGGAACGTGCAGCTCCGCGTGAAGGGCTACCTCACGATCAACGGAACGATCAACGGCACCGGCGGCGGATTGCCCGGCGTCGCGGACGACAACAACCCGCAAACCAGCACACTCGGCAATCCGGGCTGGGTCGGAAACTCGCGCGGGTGGGACGGGATCGACGCACACGCGGCCTACAAGTCAGGCAACCCGAAGCTCCTCACACTCCCGGTTCCCGTCACGCAAGGGAAACACGCGAGCTTCCCGTACCTCCAACTACAAGTCTCGGGAAACGCTCTGACCGGAATCCCGACTGATCTGCGCGGTACAGGCGGCGGTCCTGGCGGCAGCATTTTGAGCGGAAACAAAGTAGATTTTCGCGCCGCTGGCGGTACAGGCGCCGCAGGAGGCGCGGGCCTCTGCACAGTATCGCGCGGGTTTTCGACCGGCGCGTCGGCGACGATCAACTTGTCCGGCAACTCGTCGGTCATGCCGCCGATGCACAACGCGAACCCGAACAAATACTATCCCGGCGCCGGTGGCGCGGGCGGTCCGGGTTCGATGCTCCTGCTCCTCGATGGCTCGGCCGTTTCGGCACCGGATCTCACAAACCGATTCGTCGCGAACACCGGCGCGGTCCCGATCGCGCAGCCCTATCTCGGCTTCCTGACGTTCCTCGATAACGAGGGGCTCAAAAGATACGACGACAACTATGACCCCTGGGCGGGCTATGCCGACCCCGCAGTAATCTCCGAGCGATCCCTCGCGGGCTCGTGCCTTCGCATCCAATTCGTCCCGGCACCGGAGACCGCAACGGCCGACCAGGACAGCAAGCCTCCTGCGATCGGCGTCCTCACCGCAAGCGCCCAGGATGGCTTTGCGCTTATCGCCTGGACGCTCCCGAACGATCCCGCCTCCTATGACTCGGTCGAGCTCTACGCCTCAATCGCGAACGATCGCGGAACCGCGACGAAGATCTTCGACGGTCGCGCGTCCGACTTTCAGCACGTCACGAACGACACCTCCGCCCGCTACTACTGGATCAGGACTCGCCGCGCTCGCGTTCGCTCGGACTGGTATCCGAACTCGACCTCGAGCTCGGTGACAATCGCCGCGAAACCGCCGACCCTGGTCGGTTACCTTACGAACGAAGCGGTCACCGTACCGGCAGATTCCGCCGGGACTGTTAGCTCATTTGCGACTGCGGTCGGTGACTTTAAGGTCTTCGTCGGCACGACCGACGTCACGAGCTCCTGCACGTTCTCGATCCTGGGACAGACCAACGTCACCGCCTCGATCAACGCCTCGAGCGGCGCGTACTCTGTGAGCGCGATGTCCGCCGATACCGGCTCGGTCGCCTTCCGCGCGACTTACGCCGGGAGCTACTCGATCGACAAGGTGTTCTCGGTCACGAAGGCGCGGCAGGGTAACGCAGGCACCAACGGGACGAACGGAACAAACGGCACCAACGGCAACAACGTCGCCCAGGTCTACGCCTACAAGCGAGCCGCGTCGGCGCCTGGCGACAATCCGGGCGCCGTCACCTTCGATTTCACGACCGGCACGATCACGACGGCAACGCTCTCGAATGGATGGTCGAAGTCGATCCCGTCCGGCACCGATCCTCTTTATGTGATCGTCGCCTCGGCGGTCTCCTCCAGCTCGACCGACACCATCGCCTCGAACGAGTGGGGCTCGCCGGTACTGCTCGCGCAGAATGGCGCCAACGGCAGCAACGGCAGCAACGGCATCGACGGGCTCAACACCGCGACCGTGTTCCTATATCAGCGCACCTCGAGCAGCTCCGCTCCCAGCGTCGCGACCGCAGGGACGACGACCTACACCTTCTCGAGCGGCACGGTCAGCGGCCAGCCTAGCGGATGGACGCGCGCAATCCCGTCCTCGGGCGGCGGCTACCTTTGGGCGATCCAGGCGACAGCGGCCTCGAGCTCGAGCACGGATTCGATCGCGAATAGCGAATGGAGCTCGCCGTCTCTGGTTTCCCAGGACGGAGGGCAGGGCGTCGCCGGTCTGAACGGCGCCGTGATCTACATTTATCAGCGAGGCACATCGAGCCCGGCTCTTCCATCCTCAAGCGTGACTTACACCTTTTCGACGGGTGCGATCAGCGGCCTCACGAACGGATGGAGCGCCACGATCCCGGCAGGGACCGATCCGCTCTATGTCAGCGCGGCGACTGCAAGCTCGAATACCGCAACGGACACGATTGCCGCGGGCGAGTGGGCGAGCCCGGTCGTCCTCGTTCAAAACGGTGCGAACGGAAGCAACGGCACAAACGGTACGAACGGAACCAACGGGACGAATGGCGCCGACGGGTTAAATTCCGCGACGATCTATCTGTTCCAGCGGACCGCGAGCTCGAGCGCACCGTCTCTGCCTTCGGCGACCGTGACCTACACCTTTGCGACAGGCGTCGCGAGTGGCGTGAATAACGGATGGTCTCAAACCATGCCGACAACGGGCGGCGCCTATCGGTGGGTCACAACCGCAACCGCCATCAGCTCGAGCAGCACCGACTCAATCGCCTCGGGCGAATGGGCGGCAGCGAGCCTCCTCGCGCAGGACGGCGCCAACGGCACGAACGGCACGAACGGTACAAACGGTACGAACGGCGCGGACGCGGTCAACATTCAGATCTCGAAAAGCGCTTTCCAGATTCTCGCCTATGCAGACGGCTCGGTCCCGAGCTTCTCGGGCGCAGACGGTACGCTCAAGGTCTACCAGGGGTCGACAGACGTCACGGCCTCCGCGACCCTCTCGGCGACCGCGGGCTCGGGCGTCACCGGCACAATCAATACGGCGACAAACACTCCTGTCTCGGGACAGGCGAAGGGCTACTACCGCATCACGGCTCTCTCGGTCGACGTCGGCACTCTGACGCTCTCTGCGGTCTACAACGGCGTCACCTATACCGCGGTCTTTACGGTCGCAAAGAATAAAATCGGCTACGAGATCGTCAGCGCGCTTCCTTCGACGAGCCTATTCGCCGGGCGGATGGTATTCCTGACGACGAACTCGAAGCTCTACCGCTACACCGGCTCCGCCTGGACGACGGCGGTTCCGACCGATGATCTCACCGGGCAGATCATCTCTACGCAAATCAGCGACGAGGCAGTCACGACTGCGAAGATTTTTGCAGGCGCCGTCACTACCGACAAGATCTTCGCGGGAGCGGTCACGGCCGGAAAGATCAGCGTCTCCGATCTCTCGAGCATCACGGCAAACATCGGAACGCTCACCGCAGGCACGATCCGCAACTCCGCGGACAGCTTCCGCGTCGACGTCACGAACGGCCGCACGATTACGACGACCGGCTCCTACATGAAGGTCACCGGCGCGCCGTTCGGAAGCACCTCGCAGTTCATCGAATGGTACGGGCCGTACTTCGCAAGCCTCTCGAGCTGCACCGAGGCGAACGCGACCTACTACCTCAAGACAAACGGCTCCGCCTATTTCGGCGGAACACTCTCGGCGGGCACTCTTACAAACCGCGGGGAGACGAGCGACCTCTCGGCGACTGCACAGATCACCGTCGGTCCGTTCGGCACCAATGGCGACCCGAAGGTCGTCACGGTCAGCTATGCGTACAGCGGGAACTGGACGCAAATGCAAGGCTCGTCGACTGGCACCGGGAGCGGCTCAATCTCGGCAACGGTCAAGCTCTACCGAAAGATCGGCAGCGGAGCAGAGACCGAGGTTGCAACCCTAAACGTCACAGGGAGCTGGTCTTATGAGACCGACAGCGAGCCGTATCCGGGCAATCTCTACGCGCGAATCTGGACTCAAAACATGAGCGGCTCGGCGAGTTACACCGACAACGACGCGAGCCTTTCGGATCGCACCTATCGCGCCGCAATCACGGCGCGGTCGATTCAGTTCAGCTCTGGCAACAACAGCCAGAGGGTGTCCATTGTGAGTGTCGAGGAATAGTTCAATGTTTGATGCAGCAAAGCTCAAGGTGCCGCCGGGATCTCTCCTGGTCGATATTTCCCTCGTGATCGCGCTCGTGTACTGGGGCGGTCAGATGACGGAGCGTCTGGAGAACATCTCAAAACGCATAGACGTCGTCGAGCAAGTGAAGATCCAGCCGGAGGCCGATCGGCGAATTGCCGTCATCGAGGCGCAGCTTGCGAACCAGACAGAGCGTCTGAAGTCGATTGAGGACAAGCTCGACCGAGCTCTCGTTCGTCGCTGATGCTTTTCCTATCCGCCGGACACCATCCGCGCGCACCTGGCGCGGCCTGGCGCGGCTTCGTGGAACACACCGAAGCGCAGGCCTGGGTGACGGAGCTCTCTCGGCTTATGCCCGACGCGACCGTCGTCCCGCCTGGTGAGCTCGGCGCAAAGGTCCGATGGATCAATGCCAGGGCGACCTCGAGTGACCTCGCGATCGAAATCCATTTCAACGCGAGCCCGAAGAACGCAGGGCAGGGCAGCGAGACGCTCTATATGCCGGGCAGCTCGAGCGGGCTCCTGCTTGGGCGCGAGGTCCAGGCGGTGCTCGCGCAATACTTCTCACCGGACCGAGGCCTCAAGCCTGGCTTCTACCAGGCAGACAAGTCGAAGGGGCCGCTCTACTTCCTACGCGCGACTCGATGCGCGTCGCTGATTCTCGAGCCGGAGTTCATCTATCACGCCGACCGCATCAGGACTCTTCGTCCGACGTGCTGCGTCGCTCTTTCCAACCTACTACGGAGATTCGCCAATGACCGAAGAGTCGCAGATCACGTCGCTTGACTGGCTCCGCGGGGCGATTCGCTCACGGACGGTCTGGATCAATGTCGCGCTCGCCGTCCTGGGAGGCCTCGAGCTCTCCGGCGCTCACCTGACGACGCTATTCGGCGCCCAGGTCGCCGCGGCTATTCTGCTCGTCGGGTCGATTGCGAACCTGGCGCTCCGGGCGATTACGACGACACCGCTCCCGCATCGGTAACCTAGTGGCGACCGGCATCCCGAAGGAGTTCCAGCTCCTCGGTCACACGATCAAGGTCCGCGTCATTCCGCGCTCAAAATGGCGTCACGGCAAGGGCAACGTCGGAATCTGGATACCCGACAAGCTCCGCATCGACCTCCTAGCAGATCCGATCGAGACGCAGCTCCAGGCGACCTTCTGTCACGAGCTGTGTCACGCACTCCTGGACATGATGAACCACGATCTCTCTCACGACGAGGCGTTCGTCGACAACCTGGGCGCGCTCTTACAACAAGCGCTCACGACTTTCAAAACAGAATGACAACAGCAAAGAAGAACCTCGACTCGGTGGCTGTTCACGCAGCCTGGCTAAAAAACGGCCGCAACTTGCGACAGACGGCTCTCGCTCTCGGAGTGAACTCCGGCACGATCCGTCTGCACGTCGACAAAATCGAAGGAGCGGAGCAACGTCCGCACACCCTCGAGGAGCAGCTTCGCGCCGCTCGAGCTCACATCAAAGATCTCGAGGGCAAGATGCTGAACGACGCAGTCGTTCGCGATGAGATCTTCAAGCTCTCGCGCGCATCCGTCGACCCTCCGTCCTGGCTTACGAAACCCTCGAGGCCGGTGTCAGAGTTCGCAGGCGTTCCGACGCTGTTCGCGAGCGACTGGCACTTCGGCGAGGTCGTTCGTCCCGCAGAGATCGGAGGCGTGAACGAGTACAACGTCGAGATCGCAAAGGATAGAGCGCGCACCTTCATCACGGTCGCGATCGAGCTCCTGCGGAAGCACATCCAGGGCGGCAAGTATCCCGGCTGTGTCTTTATCCTGGGCGGCGATATGCTCTCGGGCGACATTCACGAGGAGCTCTCGGAGACGAACGAAATGCCGACGATGCCAGCTCTGATCGAGCTCGTCGGTGTCCTGTCCTGGTGCATCCGCACCCTAGCGGACGAGTTCGGTGCGGTGTTCGTTCCCTGCGTTACCGGCAACCACGGCCGCACGAGTCGCAAGCCTCGAGCGAAACGACGCAACCACACGAACTTCGACTGGCTTCTGTACCAGATGCTCGCGAAGGTCTTCGAGGCCGATCGCCGCGTGACGTTTCTAATCCCGGAAGGGCCGGACGCCTACTACAAGATCTTCGGGACGCGATACCTCCTCACGCACGGCGATCAGTTTAGGGGCGGCGATGGCATGATCGGCGCGCTCGGTCCGATCGCTCGAGGCGACAAAAAGAAACGCGCGCGCAACGTCCAGACCGACAAGAGCTTCGACGTCATGCTCCTCGGGCATTGGCACCAGTACATTCACATGAATCGCTTCATCGTGAACGGGACGCTGAAGGGCTACGACGAGTACGCCGACGCGAACAACTTCGACGTCGAACCGGCGCAGCAGGCGCTCTGGATCACGCACCCGCAACACGGCATCACGTTCCGAATGCCGGTCTATGTGCAACGCGGCACGACCACATCGAAGACCGAATGGATCACCATCCCGAGGGCGGCATGAAGGACGCGATTAACCCGAGCCACTACCAGGGCGACATCGAGTGTATCGACGCGCTGCGCGCGGCTCTGACGCCGGAGGAGTTCCAGGGCTACGTCAAGGGCTCCGCGATGGCTTACCTCTGGCGCCTGGGAAAGAAGGACGCGCCGGAGCAGGAGGCCGGGAAGGCGATCTGGTACATCACCTGGCTCACCGGCCGAGACCCGCGCGAATGACTCCTCCCTGGCTACTACGCTACCTCCCGTACCTAGTGGCACTCCTGGCGTTCCTGGCGTTCCTGGTCGGGGCTTACCGATGGGCCTACGGGAACGGCGTCGAAGCGGAGCGGGCTCGATGGGAGGCCGCGACGGCGGAGGCGGGCGAACGATTCGCCGAGGCGCTTGCCGAGCAGCAGCTCGTCCTGACCGGCCTCGAGCGTGATCTGGTAGCGATACGTCGCTCCGCAAATAGGAAACGCGAGGATCTATCCAATGCCACGACGACCGACCCGGAGAGCCGCGATTGGGCTCTCGATCCTATCCCTGACCGGGTGCGCTGGTCGCTCGGTGATCGTCGAGACGTGCCCGCCGATCCCTGACTACCTGACGGCAGAGTGTGTCGTCCCGGAGCGATCGCTCCAGACAAACGGAGACCTCGCCAGGGCTTACCTCGACGCGACCGAATGCCTCGACGAGGCAAACCTCAAGCTCCGCTCTGTGCGCTCCCTGGCGAGCTGTCGGCTAGGCCGCGAGCAGCTTGGAAAATAACGGCGGACCGCCTCGAACAAGTGGTACCATTTCATAATAAGGAAGCGAGCCCCCGCTACCATTCTGTGAAACACCCGCCGCTCGCATGAGCGGCGCGGTATTCACAGCGACAGCAGCGACCAGGACTCCAGCCTCGGGACGGCACACAACGTCCCCGAGCAGCTCGTGAACCGCAGCTCGAGCTCGAGCCGCCGGTCCCTGCAAAGCCTCTCGCATATTCGCGACCGCCTGCCGATACGCCTCCTCGGCGACCGCCTGGTCGACGTTCGACCTCGAGTTCGCCTTCCGCCAGGACTTCGCCAGCAGGGCTCGACGGCGCTCCAGGAGCGCGGCTACCGAGGGCGCGATGTCCTCCCGGTCGAGTATCCCTTGGGATACTTGCGCCTCGAGCTTGGCAATCCGGCGATCAAGCTCCTCGAGCTCTGCCGGGCGCGTCGACTCCGTGCGTTCATCCCGCCGCCATTGGCGGATCATTGCGACCGCCAGCTCGACCGCGTCGCTCGAGAGGAGCTGTTTTGTAATTGGCTCGAGCAGCTTCTCCTCGGCAACGTCCCGCCTGGCGCCGATCGCCATCGAGCAGGCCGAGTCGCCTCCCTGGTGCCGGGTGCCGCAGTAGTACCAGGAACCGTTCGCGCCGGTCGCGACCAACTTCCCGCCACATTCCCCGCAGACCAGAATCCCCGAGAGGATGTACTTCGGACCGCGCCCTTTCGTTCCATTGTGGAACTTTCTCGGCGTCGCCAGGGCGCGAACCTTCTCCCAGGTCTCGAGCTCAACGATCGCCGGACCTTCGGTCACGATCCATTCCGACTCCGGTCGCTCGACGCGCTGACGCTTGCCGGTGTCTGGGTCTCGCTTCCAGATCGAGCGATTCCACACAACCCGGCCAATGTAGCGATCGTTCCCGAGCATCGAGTGAATCGCCGAGACGAGCCACATACCGTCCGATCGGCGAGCCTTTCGCTCCCAGGTCGAGCCCGGTGACGGCACTCCGCGTCGGTTCAGATCCGACACGATCGCCTTCATTGCCTCACCTCGAGCTGCGCGGTCAAAAACCTCGCGCACGATCGAGGCCTCCGCCTCGATGATCTCTCCCGCCTTCGAGTACCCGTAACACTTCCCGCCAGTCGCCTTTCCCTGGCGCGCTCTCATATCGAGCGCCGAGTGAGTTCTCGAGGCAATCTGCGCGCGGAACTCTTCGGACATAATCCCGGAGAGACCCGCCTGCATCCTGGCGGTGCGACTGTCAGAGTCGAACCCGTCCAGGACGCCGACGACGCGGATGCCTCGATGCCGTAGCCTGGTGAGCAACGGCGCGAGATCCTGCGACCTTGAGAGCCGGGTTGTATCAACGACCAGGAGAACATCGCCTCGCTCGAGCTCGGCGAGCGCCTTCTGAACGCCTGGTCGATTCCCTATCGCAGCGCCGGAGATACCCTCGTCGGTGTACTCGGCGGCGATCTTTAATCCGTGATTTTTTGCGTAGTCCCGACACCGACGGAGCTGATCGAGGATCGTCGATTCCGTCTGATGTTCGGTCGAATACCGGGCGTATACGATGGCTTTCATCCTGTCACCTTATGGTGCAGCGATCCCAAAATGCAAATTTTGCCGCTTTCCATCCATCGGCTCTATAGCAAGCTCGTCCTTCGGCCATGCCGTGTAATCGCTCAAAGAAAAATGGTAATCGGATGCTTTTCCGTGCGGCGGAACAGACCTCAAAAAATGCCAGTAGTCAGAAAGCTCCTCGGTATCGTGCTCGCCAAACGCACTAGCGGACATATCTCCATACCAAGTCAACCCGTCGAAATTAAAATCCGCCACATTCAGTAATTCTTCAGCGCCGCAAAAATCGCAGATTCCCATCATCGCAATGTAGTCCTCGTTATAGCAGGCGGCTACAACCTGTTCGCAATGGTCCCAGTCTCCGCTGTCCTCGTCGACAGATTCCTCCGCATTGTCGCACCAGCACCAGGGGTTTAGCGGGTGAAATGCGACATAGCGAACAAACATTGAGCGAGACGGCCGAGTCTTTCGCTTTTGACGTTTTTGAAGATTAAAGATCGGATTCTCTGTCTTTATTGCATACGACTCCGCAATTCTTGCGGCTTCTCTGTTTGGGAAGGTCTTGATCGTAACTTTTCTGATTTGTTGGAACCATTCCGAGTGCTCTCTGTGCTGCGCGAGTCGATTGATCGCGCTCAAGCTGATCCCTACATACAGCAGACATCCGTCACCGGCGAAATGTCTGTACAGATTAGTCGGTCCAGACATGATCAACGAACAGCAGAAGAAACTTGAATCTTTGGCGTTTTTTCGACGCCTTGAACATTGCTTTTCATTTGTTCGTAAGCAGCTCGAGCAAGCAGCTCGACAAGCTCGCGAAGGGCCGGGCTCACGCCGCGCGCTCCACGATCTCGACATAAGCGTCGAGCTTGTCCTCGGCGATCCCAAGCTGTAACGAGAGCAGCTTTCGCTGAAGATCGGCGGCTATCCTTTGCGCCTTGTCGCGCTCTTCAACAAGACGACATACGCGAAGCGCAAGCGCCTGCGACAACTCGCTCGCGTCTGGGATAACTACGACATGGCCGACAATCTCAAGGTCAGACATTTGTGCGTAGAATGAGCTCTCTGTTGATGTCATGGCTCCTGCACCCATCGCGCGTCGCTCTTCCGCATCTCCCGAATCTCCGTCTCAAGCGCGCTGATCCGCGCGACATACCAAATCAGCCGCTCGCGCATTTCGCGAATTTCTCTCTGGTATTCGCTGACGGTGTGAGATGTCCGATCCCACTCTTTGTCCCACTCGTCGAGTTCGATTGTCATTTGCAACCTCTCCGGCTTGCACGACGGGGCCGGACTCCGTTGGGGGTATGACGCGCGCATCGTCGATGACTACATGACGAGCTCGAATCCAGGGAGCACCGGCTGTGCGACGCGATACCGCGCGAACTTTTTCCCGTTCCTGGTCTCGGTGACGGTCTCGATGTCCATACCTTCAGCGCGCAGCTCTGCAACTCGAGCGGCGAGGCGAAAGCACCCGAACTGATCAAGCGCTGTGAGCGGCGTCAGCTCAATCCCGGAAAGCAGCGCCGCGCGAATCTGTTCCGTTTGGGTCACGACAACACCTCCCGATTCATCTCGAGTTCTCTGCGGCGCGCGTTTAACTCGGTCAGCGTCGACTCGATGACCGCGTCGAACTTGCCGAGGGCGTAGGCGGTGCGAACGACCTCGGCGACAAGCTGACGCGAGCTCGCCTGGTCGGCCATCGCGACAAGGTTCTCGAGGGCGGTGTTCATGCGGCGACCTCCTGCGGCTCGACGACGATCGCCTCGAGCTCCGCCTTCCTGGCGTCCTTCGCGTAGTTCAGCGACTCCTCGAGCTCGCGATCCTTTGACTTCCTCGCGAGCACTACCGAATCGCGGAAGCGAGTCTTCAGCGTCTCGAGATCCGGTGCCTCGCGTACCAGGTGAACCGGATCGGCGAGCTGCGGCTCCTGGGCGACGACCGTCGCGCTCGAGCTCGAGATCGTCATGTCCTGGACCTCCTCGGAGGTGTAGACGCCAACCGCGACCCCAGGGAACACGGCGCGAACGCCTTCGGAGATCACTCGAGCGCGAAGCATCTGTCGCGGGTACTGGCGCCAGGTTGCGTTTTTCGTGAGCCCGGCGCGTTCGGCCATCTGGAACGTCCAGCGGATCTCGACCGTCCCGCCTTGCGGGTGCGACACCTTCGCGGCGACCGTCTGGTCGGTGTATTCGATCCACTCGATCTTCCCGCCGTTCGCCTGGAAGCGAGCGAGCAGGGCGTCGCTCTTCAGCGAAGGCCGACCCTGGATGATGTGATAGTCCCGCGCGGCGATCGCCGGGTGCAGGCCTTCCGCCTGGGCAATCAGCATCAGAGACATTGCCTGGTCGGGTGTGCGGACTCCGAAGAGCCCGGACTTTGCGACCGCCGTCGCCATCTTCTCGATGTCCGTCACGCTGACGGATTGAATCGCTGTCGTCATGCTGCCTTCTCCCTTAATTGGCGCTCAAGGTCGTCGACCTCGGCGAGAAACTGTCGAACCTCGAGGTCCAGGTTCGCGATGAAAACGTCGTCGCGCTCGACGCGCTGAACGTAGAGCTGGAGCTCTTTCGGTAGGCGGTCATCGAATGAGACGAAGTCGCACCAGGCGCGGCCGGTGATCCAGAGCTGACCTTGCACCTGGGCGATATGGTCGTCCGGCATCCCGTTGAGCCACGTCTCAACGTGGACTGTGCTCGTCGGGACTTTTATCTCGATGAGGCCGTCGTCACCGACAAGACCGTCGGGCGATGCACCAGTCATCAACGACGGATGACGCAAGAACCCCGTCTCGAGCACCTCGATTCGTTTCTTAAATTCGTACTCGATACGCGCTGCGGGCTCGAGGTCGACGCCGCGCTGCATGGCCGCGGTGGTGAAATGCGGAGTCGGCTGTCCGCTCAAGCGCTCGGTCACGAGCTCGATTGCGTAGTCGATGCGAGCCTGGGCGGGCTTGCCGCTCTTCAGCTTCGAGACAACCGCGCGAAATTTCGACGCCGTCGCGCAGCCGAGACGAGCCGCGAACCATTCCGCCGATCGCTGCTCCATCATGCGGCCTCCTTCGGCGCTCGATGGATAAGCTGCCTTCCGCCGTGCAACGTCGAGAGCGAGAGGCCCGATGCGCTCAAGGCGCGAATCAGCTCACCGAGCGGAACGTCCGAGTCGAGCTCCATGCGGACAACGGGACGGAGAGCTTCTCGAGTGTCGCGCGGGTCGATGTACTCGACCGAGCTCACAGCGGCACCTGCCATTGACGGCCGCGGCGCTGCGAGCGGACGTTCGGGCCAGGCAGAAGCTCGCGGCGGCGACGGTTACGTCGGCGCGTGTCAATCAGATTGAGGAAATACTCGACAATCCCGCCGAACACGGCCAGGACGCCGAAAGCGACCAAAATGGCCGAAAACGCAATGATCCCGTCGATTGCTGTGTCCATGTAACCTCCCAAGTCAGGGGCCGCGAACTGCGGCTTCCTAGGGAGTATTACCGGGTGGTACTTATTAAGTCAACAACAGACGGTAATGGTTGACTAAAAGGTTATTGCGGGATGGCGGCTACCAGGCCAGGCGGACCTAGATCCGCTCGGAATTCTTATAGACGACGCGCCCGATGATCTCGACGCCTTCGCCGCATCGCTTATCACCGTAGCGGCGCTTGTCCGGGTTATCGGAAGAGAGAAACCATTCCCCGGAATCTCGGCGGAGGCGCTTGATTACAAGTTCGCCTTCATAGTTCACGGCGAAGACCTCGCCATCGACGATGGCGGTGTCGCCTTTGTTGATGACGATCGTGTCGCCGTCATAGAGGCCTGGCTCCATCGAGCGGCCCTCGACTTTTACGGCGACAAGATGATCGGGCCGAAAGCCTCGCGACTCGAACCATTCCCTGCGGAAAAACAGGGGCGGGGCTTCGTCCTGGTGGCATTCCACCGCCCAGCCGATCACTCCTGCGGAGAGTTTTATTTTGACTCTCTTCACCGCGACAAATCCCTCCGGCGCTTCTTCTCCGACGTTTTGTGCATCGTCGACGCGATCGAGCCATCCTTTAGGTAGTCCGACCGCCGCCTCGATCTGCCGGGCGAGCTTTTCTCCGAACCCTTTCTTTGATGTGAGCGTACCGGAAAGCTGACTCTGGCTCTTTCCGACTATCTGCCCAAAACGCGAAGTATTGCCACCGTACTCGTCGCTGATGAGGCGCCGAAGGCGTTCTCGTCTGATTTCCTGAATGTCCACGGTTTGCATTGTCGCATTATTGTTCACCTATAGGTGAATTACCGTGTGGTATTGAACAATAATGGCTTTTTGGTAATACTCCGGGCGCCATGACACTCAAAGAGTTCCTTCAAACCATGACCCTCCGGCAGCGCGACCGTTTCGCAGAGCGCGTCGGAACGACGGGAGGCCATCTGCGGAATGTGAGCTACGGCTACAAAAAGGCCGCGGAATCGCTGGCGATCAACATCGAGCGGGAGAGCAACGGGATCGTCACGGTCGAAGAACTCCGACCGGATGTCGACTGGCGCGTGATCCGCGACTCGAGAGCTAGACGCCGCGTGAACCAGGTCGGGGAGGCGGCGTGAACTTCTACAAGCACTACATCGGCGACTTCCAACGCGACACCGGGCACCTCTCGCTAACCGAGCGCGGCGCATACAGGTCGCTCCTCGATCATCACTACGCGACCGAGCGTCCGCTCCCGTCCGACATGACGCAGCTCTGCCGCATCGTCGGCGCAGTCTCGAAGCTCGACCGAGACGCCGTGAAGCGCGTCCTCGAGGAATTCTGGGAGCAGGGCGAGGGTGGGTGGACTAACTCGAGAGCCCAGCGCGAAATCGCGAAGGCGGACGAGCAGCGAGAGACGAATCGACGCATCGCCGAGCAACGAGAAGCGCGACGACGAGCTGACCGCCAGGGCAACGAGCCGAGCACGACTCGTGCTACGAATCGTTCAACGAACGATCAACCTATCCAGACACCAGACTCCAGACACCAGACTATATCTCCAACGACATCTAACTCCCCATGTGTAATCTCTTCGCTTGAGGTGGCAAAAATCGCGCGCGCCGAAGGCGAAGAACGGCAGCACCTCGACGCGATCAAGAGCGCATACCCGCCCCACGCAGGCCGCACGGACTGGATCAGCGCAGAGCACCACATCCGCAGGCACCTCGAGCTCGGCGCGTCCTGGGAGAATCTGCGCGAAGGCGTCGAGCGATACGCCGCTCACGTCCAGGCGACGAACCGGATGGTCTTGAACCCGGCGAGATTTTTTGGCGATCCCGATCGTCCTTGGTCGCAACCCTGGCCGATCCCGCCGACGAAGGCGAAGCGCGCCCAGGACACGAACATCGCAGCAGCCCAGGCGTGGCTGGAGAAGGCAAGTGCAGCCGGGTGATCGCGCCGAAATGGCTCGCATCCTGGTCTCGCTTGCCGAAATGAAACCCGGCGGAAAGATCACGCCGGAAGCGCTCGAGCTCTGGTTCGCAGCGATGAGTACCTGGTCGATCGAGGAGTTTCGCGCGGCAGCGCAACACCTGATGCTCCACGAGGAATACTTCCCGAACCCTTGGCATTTTCAGCAGCTCCGCAAAGCGCAGCGCATGACACCAGGCGAGGCGTGGGCCATCGCGCTACAGCACGTTCGCTCGGGCGCCTATCACGCCGGACCCGCCGTTCCCGAAGTCGAGCGCGCCGTCCAGGCGCTCGGCGGATGGAAGATCATCGCCTGGTCGAGCGTCGATGCGCTCCCGTTCCTGGAGAAGCGGTTCGCTTCGCACTACGACCAACTGGCCGACGTCGCGGAGACGCGCCAGGAACTCCCGCAGCTCGCGCAGGACAACCCGGTCCGCGGACTGATCGAAGCGATCGGCAAGTGAGACTCGCGGATCTGATCACCGAAGCCTGGATGGCGCGACGCCTTGGGATGTCGCTCGATTGGGACTCCGGCGTCACAACCGCCGAGCAGCGCCGCGAAAAGATTCGCACCGCGATCCTCGAGCAGCAGCGCGCGCTCTCGATCGCAGGCAAGCGCAAAGGAAAACCCGCCGAGACCTGGCAGTCGCTCTTCCAGCGTCTATATCGCACACCGTTAAACCCACCGGAGACCTAGACGATGCCTCAATACGACAACACGAACAGCGGACTCCTCGCGAAAAACAAACGCAAGGAGAAGGACACGCACCCGGACTACTCCGGCTCGATCAACGTCGGCGGCGTCGAGTATTGGCTCTCGGGATGGCTGAAGACTGGCAAGGAAGGATCGAAGCTCGCAGGGGAAAAGTTTTTCTCGCTCTCCGTTCGACCGAAAGACGAACAACGCGCACCGGCACCGGCACCGTCACCGCCTCCGCGCGATGAGTTCAACGACGACATCCCGTTCTAACCCGATCGGGAACTCTTCCGAGGCAACCAGCCCATGAGCGAATCAACAAACGGAAAAACGACGCTGCGAGAGAGACCGTTCTCGACAACGCAGCAGACCATCGTCCCGATTCAGCGCGTCCGAATTTCCCAGGGCGACGATTTTCATTGGAACGTCGAGTATCTACCCGCAGGGAAATCGCGCTGGTGGTGGAACTGGCGCGTCTACCGATCCGAGCGAACCGAGCAATCGGCTCGACTGCTCGCAGACGTACTCGCGACCGAGAAGGTGGTGTCGCTGACCGGCTACGCAGCAAACGAGGCGGAGGTATGACAAACGAGAGGATCGTGCGACTTGCGCGCTGGGTCGGCGCGCTCGAGGTCGACGGCGAGTTCACCTTCACGATCGAGCAGCTTGAGCGCTTTGCGCGACTGATCTCGACGCGACCAGGACGAGCGGCGGCATGAGCAAAACAGCAACGGCAATCGTCGCAGGGCTTTCGTCGGTCGTTATCGTCGGCGCGATCTTGGGCGTCGGTGTAGGGACGATCGCGGTCGTCGCGACCTGGATCTTTCGCGCGCTGACGTGATGGCAATCGAGTTCACACTTCCGTTCCCGCCTTCGGTGAATCACTACTGGCGCAACTTTCGCGGGCGCATGGTGATCGGTGCTCGAGGTCGCGCGTATCGGAAGGCCGCGATCGAGGCTATCAGCGACCAGGGCGTCCCGCTCGAGCAGATCGGCGGACCGCTCAAGGTCGAGCTCCTGGCGTATCCGCCGGACCGACGCAGGCGAGACCTCGACAACCTACAGAAGGCGCTCCTCGATGCCGTCGTCGCCGCAGGCGTGATCGAGGACGACAGCAATATCGACGATCTCCGCGTGATTCGCGGTCCGGTCTTCCCAGGCGGGAAGGTCGAGGTCGTCATTCGACCGTACACCTCGGAGACCACCTTCACGACACGCAGGGGATCGGAACCGTGAGCACCGCCGCAGCCGACGCATACGAGAGAAAACCCAGGAACGCGACCGACGTGACCGCCTTCGTCGATTGGCGAATGTATCAATGGGCGAGGTTCGCTCGAGATCGCCTCGGAGAGCTGGGCTATCCGCGCGAGTCGATCAGCACCAAGCTCCTGCGAGAGATTGTGCTCGGCATCAACTCACCAGGCGGCTACACCCCGGATCACACATGGCCGCGAGACGTGGTCACCGTCGAGCGGTGCGTCACCGATCTATGCCGCGGACGTCATAACTGGGCGCAGCTTGTCGAGGTCACCTACCTCACGCCGAGAGATGAACCGAACGAAGCTCGAGCTCGACGCCTGCGAATGAGCCCAGGTCAGTACCAGACGCTCCTGCGTCGCTTTCGGACCGCGATGTATGGCGCGCTCTGTGTGGCGGATACCTGGTCACAGAAAATCGCTTGATGTGCACATTTGCATGACGAAACTATCGAAACCTCGACTGTGGTCGAGGGAAGCACATCGCGATCGTCTCTACGGTCGCAAGTGGAAAGCAGCACGCCAGGCCTACCTGGCAGCGCATCCGCTCTGTGTGTACTGCGCGGATCTCGAGAGAGTGACGGCGGCATCGGTCGTCGATCACATCACGCCACATCGAGGCGACGAGAAGCTCTTCTGGGACGCGACGAATTGGCAACCGCTCTGCGAGCCGTGCCACAACGGCGCGAAAGCCGAGCTCGAGCAGACCGGAACGCTTCGAGGATGTGACACCTCGGGCTCGCCACTAGATCCCGGCCACCCCTGGAATTTTTCGCGATGAGGGAGGGGAGGGTCAAATCTCTACGGCTCGAGGCTCGGACACCGAGCGCGTGTGTTTTCGTTGCTAATCGGCAAGGATTCCAGGAATGCTACAGCGCGGCCGTAAAAGCTCCGAGGGGCTCTCTGTCGTCAGAGTCGCACCCCACGAAAGGGTCGCACCTCCTGATCGCCTGGGAGACGACGAGAGCGCGATTTGGCGAGAGATCGTTTCTTCAAAGCCTGCGGACTGGTTCGGTCCAGACAACCTTCCGCTCCTCGAGCACTACTGCTCGATGGCCGCGGAATCCCGGCGCGTCGCGCGCAAGCTGCGCGAGGTGAGCCCGGAATGCCTCGAGGACTACGACCGCCTGATCAACCTACAGACGAAGATCGGCGGACAACTGGCGAGCCTGGCGACGAAGATGCGGCTCACGCAGCAGAGCCGATACGGCGCTCGAGCCGCAGCGACCGCAAGCGATCGCGCGGCGCCGAAGAAGCCGTGGGAGTTCGGAGCCTAGCTCGAGGCGATCGGAACGTCGCCTGGATTGAGGCGACCTGTCGGGTGCCGGAAGGCGCCCTGGTAGGTCAGCCGGTCAAGCTGCGCGAATGGCAGCGAGACATCATCCGCGGGATCTACGACTCGCCGACGCGACGAGCGATCGTGAGCTTCGGCCGCAAAAACGGCAAGACCTCGATCTCCGCGTTTTTGTTACTACTCCACCTATGCGGACCAGAAGCTCGAGCGAACTCGCAGCTCTTTTCGGCCGCACAGTCGAGAGACCAGGCGGCGATACTCTTCGCGCTCGCCGCGAAGATCGTGCGGATGTCGCCGGATCTGAATGCGGTCGTCGCAATACGCGACACGGCGAAGCAGCTCTACTGTCAGGAGCTCGGCACGTTATATCGAGCGCTGTCGGCTGAAGCGTCGACGGCCTACGGCCTCTCGCCGGTGTTCACCGTGCACGACGAGCTCGGCCAGGTAAAGGGACCGCGCAGCGAATTGTACGAAGCGCTCGAGACCGCGAGTGGCGCCCAGGCGGAGCCGCTCTCGATTGTGATCTCGACGCAGGCACCGACCGACGCGGATCTGCTCTCGGTGCTGATCGACGACGCGAAGAGCGGCGCCGATCCGAAGACGAAGCTATTCATGTTTTCGGCGGACGAGTCAATGGACCCGTTCTCCGATGACGCGATGAGGGCGGCGAATCCCGCCTTCGGTGATTTTCTAAATCCGACGGAGGTCCGAGAGCAGGCCGCAGCGGCGAAGCGAATGCCGTCGCGCGAGAGCTCCTATCGGAACCTCGTCTTGAATCAGCGCGTCGATCAGACCTCGCCGTTCGTCCCTCGAGCGATCTGGTTACGCAACGGTGCCGAGCCGGACGAGGCCGCGTTCTACGAGAACCCGGTCTATATCGGGCTCGACCTTTCCGCGCGTAACGACCTGACGGCGCTCGTCGCTGTGACCAGGGACGGCCGCGGCAACTGGCACACGAAGCCGACATTCTTCGCGCCGAGCCTGGGATTGACGGACCGGGCCTCGAGGGACCGGGCACCGTATGACGTATGGCGTGATCGCGGATACCTGGTCGCAACGCCGGGGGCGTCAATCGACTACGCCGTCGTCGCCGAGCAGCTTTGCCAACTCTGCGACGACTACGACGTCGCCGCGATCGCCTTCGATCGGTGGCGGATGGATGTGTTCAAGACCGAGCTGTCGCGGCTCGGTCGCGAGCTTCCCCTGGTGGAGTTCGGCCAGGGCTACCGCGACATGGCTCCGGCGCTCGATGCGCTCGAGGGCGAACTGATGGCCGAGCGCATTCATCACGGCGGACACCCCGTCTTGACCTGGTGCGCTGCGAACGCAGTCGCAACTCGAGACGCCGCCGGGAATCGCAAACTCGACAAAGCAAAGGCGACCGGCCGCATTGACGGAATGGTCGCTCTCGCAATGGCGATCGGCGCCTACGCGAAGGCCGCACCCAAGCTCGACGGGCCAAGTGTCTACGAAGAGCGCGGCATCCTGACCATCTAACGAGGTTTCTGTGTCCTGGATAGATCGAATCATGCGACGGAAGAGCGCAGGACAGACCGCGCTCGACCGTTTGATCATGCGCCTCGAGGGCACGAATTCCGCCTCGGGCGTCCACGTCAACGAGCAGACCGCGATGCGCGTCGCTGCGGTCTACGCTTGCGTCCGCGTCATCGCCGAGACGATCGGCTCGATGCCGCTCAATATGTACCGGCGCCGAGCAGATGGTGGTCGCGAGCGCGCCGCAGAGCATCCGCTCCAGATCCTTATTCACGACCGACCGAACTCCTGGCAGACCTCGCAGGAGTTCCGCGAAATGTTGACCGAACACGCGCTCCTTCGCGGGGCCGGGTTCGCGTATATCAACTGGCGCTCGCGCGCCTCGAACATCGTAGACGAGCTGATTCCGATTCACCCGGATCGCATCACTATCAAGCAGCTCCCGGATATGCAGCTCGTCTACGAGCTTCAACGTGAGGACGGCGACCGGATCGCCTTGCGCGCCGACGAGGTGTTCACGCTTCGCTATCGAACGCGCGACGGTGTACAGCCGGTCGGTGTCATCGAGTCTGGACGCGACTCGATCGGTGTCGCCTACGCGACCCAGGAATACGCGGGCCGGTTCTACCGAAACGACGCGACGCCTGGCGTCGTCTTAAAGCATCCGCAGAAGCTCTCCGCAGAAGCGGCCGGGCGACTGAAGGAGACCTGGAACTCCGCCTACGCCGGAAGCGGTAACGCTCGACGGACGGCGCTCCTCGAGGAGGGGATGTCGATCGAGCGGCTCTCGCTCTCGAATGACGACTCGCAGTTCCTACAGACGCGCGAGTTCCAACGCTCGGAGATCGCGGGCTTGTTCCGCGTTCCGCCGCACCTGATCGGTGATCTGTCGCGCGCGACGTTCTCGAACATCGAGCACCAGTCGCTCGATTTCTTGGGACATTGCATCGGTCCCTGGATGGCGCGATGGGAGCAGTCAATCTCGCGCGATCTGATCACGGCGCCGAACACCTACTTCTCGAAGCTCTCACCCGAGGCGCTCCTGCGCGGCGATCTGAAGTCGCGCTATGACGCCTACGCGATCGGGCGGAACTGGGGATGGCTCTCGGTGAACGACGTCCGCCGTCTCGAGGATATGAACCCGATCGACGCAGGCGAGGTGTATCTGCAACCGCTCAACATGACCGCGGCAGGAATGCCGCCGAATTCAGACGTCGCGCCGAACGGCGCGGCATGAGGACAACGACAATGGAAACGAAACGATTGAAGGTCGTCGCCGAGATCAAAGCGGTCGACGACTCTGGAGTGATCGAGGGCTACGGCTCGGTCTTCGGCAACCTCGACAGCTACAGCGACGTCGTCGCGCCTGGCGCGTTCTCGAAGTCGCTCGAGGAGGCGAAAGCCTCCGGCCGGATGCCTGCGATGCTCTGGCAGCACAACCCAGAAGAGCCGATCGGTGTCTGGACCGAAATGCGCGAAGACGATCGCGGGCTCTTTGTGAAGGGCAAGCTCGCCGACACGCAGCGCGGTAACGAGGCGCGCGAGCTGATCAAGCTCGGCGCTCTGACCGGGCTCTCGATCGGATACACGACTCGGTCATACCAGGTGGACCGCGAGCAGGACTCGCGAATCCTGACCGACGTTCAGCTCTGGGAAGTTTCGCCGGTGACATTCCCGGCCAATTCCGAGGCCCGCATCACGGGCGTTAAAGCGAGCGACATCAGCTCGCCCAAAGATTTCGAGAGGTTCCTGCGTGACGCCGGATTCTCTCGCAAAGAAGCCAAGCAAATAACAGCGCATGGCTTCGGTGACTCGGCTCTGTGTGACGCAGAGATCGAGGACACAGCAGAGAACGACCTCGCCGATCACATCAAGCGAACGGTCGAGGAGCTCGCGTCAAAGTGAGCGGAACCATTTAGCCATTAATTCTTTGAGGTAATCAAAATGTCAATCGAAGTGAAGAGCGCCGTCGATGCGCTCGCAAAAGTAGTCACCGACGAGCGTTCAGCTCGCGAGGTGTTCGAGAAGCGTTCGGACAGCGAGCGCAAGGAGTTCGAGGCCAAGGCTGACGCAGAGTTCGCCAAGGTTCAGAAGTCGCTCGAGGAAGTGAACGTCAAGCTCGGTCGCATCACGATCGCTGGCGCTGGCGAGGGCAAGAAGGACGACGAGCACAAGTCAGCCTTCGTGAACTACATCCGCAGCCCGCGCGACCAGAAGGCGATCGCTGCTCTCCAGGACGCCGAGCGCAAGGCCGTCTACACGACCGGCTCGGGTGGCTCTGCGGCGGGCGGCTATGCCGTTCCCGAGGAGATCTCCCGCGCGATCGTGACGCAGCTCACCAACGTCTCGCCGATGCGCCAGGTCGCAAACGTAGTGACCGCGTCGAGCCCGGATTACAAGATCCTGGTCGACACGCTCGGTACGGGCACCTCCTGGGCCGGTGAGAACGGCGCCCGCTCGGAGAGCAACACGCCGCAGCTCGGCGAAGTGGCTCCGACGTTCGGCACCCTCTACGCCTACCCGAAGGCCTCGGAAGAGTCGCTCAACGACATCTTCTTCGATGTCGCCGGATGGCTGACGAACTCGGTGTCGGTGGCGTTCGCTGCGGCTGAAGGGACTGCATTCACCTCTGGCAACGGCACCAACAAGCCGACCGGCTTGATGGTCGCCACGAAGAGCGCGAACGACGATGCGAGCCTGGCGTTTGGTTCGCACCAGTTCGTGCTCTCGGGCGCGGCTGCGGACTTTGCGGCCTCCAACCCGTCGGACGCTTTGATCACCCTGATCCACAAGCTGAAGGCGGGCTACCGCGCGAACGCTCGGTTTATGATGAACAAGGGCGTCCTCGCGTCGGTTCGCAAGTTCAAGGACTCGGAGGGGAACTACCTCTGGGCGCCGGGCCTTGCGGCTGGAATGCCGAGCACCCTGCTCGGTTACGCGGTCGTCGAGAACGAGGACATGGCCGATGTGGCCGCGAATGCGTTCCCGATCGCCTTCGGAGACTTCCGTGCGGGTTACACGATCGTCGACCTCGTCGGCCTTCGCGTGACGATGGATGAAGTCACCTCGCCGGGTCAGGTGAAGTGGATCTTCCGCAAGCGCGTCGGTGGCAAGGTCACCGACAACCAGGCGGTCAAGGTCTTGAAGATCGCTGCGGCCTAATAAGCTAGGAGCACCCAGGGCGGGAGGGCGACCTCCCGTCCTGGTTTCCGCATGAAGATAATCGTCACGCATCCCTTCCGGGGCGTCCCGGACGGCGCATATCACGCGCGCGACTACGCAGTCGGCGACGAGCTCGAGGGCGAGCTTGCCGACGTCGCGCTTCTTAACGGGTGGGCAGCTCGAGAGGGAAAGATCCCGGAGCTCCCAGGACCAAAAGAACACCAGGCGCTCGGCGGTGCGCCGGAACCCTTTCGCGAGACTGCGGGGCCGTCGCTGCGTCGTCGTCGCGAGCGGACCTAGTCTTACCGCAGAAGACGTCGACTACTGTCGCGAACGCGCGGCGGTGATCGTCGTCAACGACAACTACAAGCTCGCACCCTGGGCCGACGTGCTCTACGCCGCGGACCTGGAATGGTGGGATCTCCACCAGGGCGCGCCGAGCTTTCAAGGATTAAGAGTGACGCAGGACGCCGGAGCCGCTCGACGGTGGCGCCTGCATTACATCGAGAGCGTCGATCGGCAGGGCTTCTCGCTCGAGCCTGGTCGCATACATCGCGGCGACAACTCGGGATTCCAGGCATTGAACATTGCCGTCCTCTCGAGCTGCGCGCCGATCGTCCTGCTCGGCTTTGACATGAAGATGTCGGGCTCGAGGCGGCATTGGTTCGGTGATCATCCAGGCGCGCTCAATAAGGGCTCGCCGTATCAGGTCTTCGCGTCCGCCTTTAACGAGGCGGCGCAACGTCATCCAGAGTTCGAGATTTACAACGCAACACGCGACTCGGCGCTTGAATGCTTCCCGCGGGCAGCACTCCGAGACGTGATCTAACAGGAGAGAAAAAATGTCCAAGGGCAATACATTCGAGAATGACCTGATGAAGCTGTTTTTCCAGGGAACGGCGATTGCCAACCTGGCAGACAACGCAGTAACCGCACCAAATACGAGCCTCTTTGTGTCGCTGCACACCGCCGATCCAGGCGAGGCGGGCTCGCAGACGACCAGCGAGGCGACCTATACCGGCTACGCTCGCGTCGCAGTCGCGCGCACGTCCGTCGGCTGGACCGTGACGAATAACTCGGTCACAAACGCCGCGGCGATTACGTTCCCGCAATGCACCGGGGGCTCGAACACGATCTCTCACTTCGCGGTCGGTACGGCCTCGAGCGGCGCAGGGAAGATTCTCTACAAGGGCGCGCTCACCGCGTCGCTTGCTGTGTCGAACTTGATCATCCCGGAATTCGCCTCGAGCACCCTCACGATCTCCGAGGAATAATCGAACGTGGCAACGATCGTCACTCGCTCCGGTAAGGGCTCTGCTCTTACTCACCAGGAAGTCGACGACAACTTCACCGGGCTCAATACGGAGCTCGGGCAGAAGGAGGTCGCATCGAACAAGGGCGTCGCCAATGGCTACGCCTCGCTCGATGCCGCCGGGAAAGTTCCGTCCGCGCAGCTTCCGTCCTATGTGGACGATGTTGTCGAGGTCGCGAACTTTGCGTCGCTCCCTGGTACGGGCGAGACGGGCAAGATCTACGTCACGATCGACGCGAACAAAACCTACCGATGGACTGGATCGGCCTACATCGAGATCAGCGCCTCGCCTGGTTCGACCGACTCGCTCGCTGAAGGATCGACGAATCTCTACTTCACCCAGGCTCGAGCTCGCGCCTCAATCTCCGCCTCGGGTTCGTTGAGCTACAACAGCTCGACGGGCGTGATGTCTTTCTCCGACGCGGTCACCTCCGTCGCAGGACGCACCGGCGCGGTCACTCTCACATCGAGCGACGTCGGTCTTGGTAACGTCGAGAACAAAAGCTCGGCGACGATCCGCGGCGAGCTGACCTCAAGCAACGTCACCACCGCGCTCGGCTACACGCCGTTAAGCTTGGCGGGCGGCACCATGACGGGAGCGATCACATTTGCCGCCGGGCAGACGTGGCCGACCTTTAACCAGAGCACCACCGGCAGCGCGGCAACGCTCACGACGGGTCGCACGATCGGAATGACCGGCGACTTAACGTGGACAAGCGCCTCGTTTAACGGCTCGGCGAATGTCACCGGCACCGCAACGCTGGCAAGTGTTGGAACGGCTGGTACATACACAAAGGTAACAACCGACGCAAAAGGGCGCGTGACCTCTGG